TTATTCAACCAGTCCCACAAAAATAGTCCCCGGGAGTCGTGGAGGCGTTATTGCCTTAACTGACGACAATAAAACGTTTTCAGGGGTTACTGGTGTCAATACAATATGGATAGATGGAAACACTCAGAAGGACGATTTAGCGGCTCCACTAAGAGCGTTACAAGGAGTGCGAGGTGACCCCTGGTGGGACGACCTAGCTGGAAATGAGCAACCTACCTGGCGTTATAATGAGCAAGCAAATGCGGATAACGCTAATAGCAATAAATTAAATGCTGCTAAAAATAAATTTTACGACCAGGTTGTTAATGTAATCAATGGAGCCAAGCAAGGTTCTTATAATTATTTACAAGCAAAACAGGCAATTTCAAATTTAAAACAAACGTTAATTGATGGAGGATTGCCGGATGCAAGTGGCGAAACACTAAAAGATTGGGAGAAATACGATCAGGCATTTCGCACTCTTTATAAAGACCCCACAAATACAACGGCTAAAGATGTTTGGGATTCACGTCCATCTGATTATGTTCGTCCAGCTGATCGCGTCAATACCGTTATAGATAATTTAATTAGCCCACAAACTGGACAATTTAGAAATTTCTATTTAACTGAAAGGCAACCACCTAAATGGGACTCGGCTGTCCTTGCTGCAAACTTAAACAATCGCGGGGATATAGATAAAAATAAATTTAATAAATATAAAGACGATAGACGCGGTTACTATATAAACGAAACTCCACAAGGAAAGGCAGCCAAGATCGCTTGGGCTACAGCCCAAGCCAATGATGATTTAGACACAATTCAAAGATATGGTTCTTTAGAAGATTTTGCCTATGCAGATTATCTTAATCAAATTACGGATCCGACTAAGCTATCTAAAGATATTCTGGCTATTCGCGGTAGTGAAGCAACACCGCTACCGGAGGGAATCACCGGCTACAAAGAAGAAGTTTTTCATCTCCCTTACGAAGATCCAAGAACCCCTCAAGAAATAAGGGATGACGTTCAAAATCGAGTTTTAGGCCTAGAAGAAGTACAAACGCCAGAAGGTACAATCAGCTATCAGTTTAGAGACCTGAATAAAAAGTTTTCAGATTTAGTTTCAAAAGATTCAAGGTTTAATAAACTTTGGACAGATGCAAAAAACGAAGCACAATTAGCAAAATTAATAAATACATCTACGCCAGGCCCCTGGACAAAACTAATCAAAAGCTTTGGCATTGGCCCGTCAATGCTCACAGATCAAGCTTCGTTTGGAAGTTTATTGGGACGTGTTGCAACTCTAGACGCTAACAAGGCAACAGATAAAAACATTATCGATAATAATTCCCAATTGGTTGATGCAGTTGTCGGTTTAAAAAGCAATGAAACTTTTCAAAATTTACTGTTATCTGTACCAGAAGTTAATTCAGCATTTAAAGCTGTTGTTACAGAGTCAGAAAAAGAACAAAGCAAAAAGTTTGGAGAGCTGCGCCAAAATGTACTTCAAGACACAATTAACGAATTAAAACTCGCTAAACAAAAAGAATTAAGTTTTGACTTTTTTAAGTCAACAGATGTGGGAAAAGACCTTTCAGCGTTACAACAAGAGGTTAGCGGTTCTTTATTGGGAGATTTGAATATTGGCGGTTTAAATCCGTTTGGGCAAGCGCAACAAGCCACGCAAAAGAAATTAGACCTAGGCCTTGGGGATATTTTTGGCACTAGAAATGGATTACTTTACAACTGGGAAGATTGGTTTAACAATCAAATTGAAAAAAAATATGCAGGCAATATTGATATCCCAAATGATTATGTGCCGCCAGCATTAAGAACACTATCCAATGGTTTTGTAGATGACAAAACACTTACTTCTTGGAAGCAATACGATGATGCTTATGCCACTTTAAAAACAAATCCAAATGACATCCTGGCTAAATCTATAGTAGCCAAGGCCCCAAGTAATTATGTATCTGTAGATAACAGAAAAACTGTTAAACCAGAATGGACCGACTATGAAGGCCAGCTTAAAACTGCAGGATATGTAGATCCACAAACGCTTGCAAATTGGGAGAAATATGATCAAGCCTATCAAGTTTTACAAGTAACTCCAAATGATAAAACTGCTCAAGATACTTGGAACTCACGTCCTGCTGATTATATTCTTCCGGATAAACGGATGGACAAAGATGTCCAATTTGCAAAAGATTTCTTCAGTACGTATTTAAAACCACGATTTGATGCGTCTCAATCCATTTCTGAATTCCAAGATTATATTAACGTTTCCGAAAAAACACAAAACCCATTTCAAACACAAGATCGAACGGATGCGTTAAAGCTAGCAGCTCAATCTAGCGTTTCACAGTGGTTTACAAACTTACAAAAAGCAGGGGACAGTAAATTTAATGCAGATTATTATTTTGATCCCGTTGGGTATCTAACGACTAAGGGGGTTGGCGATCCAGATAATCCGTTATTACCTGCTGCTGCCTTTACTGAAACAAAAACAGGAGCCAAGCCCAATTGGTATGCAAATACAGAAGCGGGTATTAAAGCTGCTCAACAAAGTGCAAAAGTAACTGCCGATTGGGAAGCCGCAAAGCAGGGTCAAAGCACCACGGATGATTACGGCAAAACAATTAATTGGCTTAAAGAAGCATATGATTACGGTTTAGATGTTAACGATAAAGAAGCATTTGCAAAATTACATTACAACTTGGTTGGAGTAAATGCTCCACAAAAAGACGCAAGTGGAAATATTGTCAGGAATGAAGACGGAACACCTAAAACAAGTGCTTATGATGCGGCACCAAATGTTTACGCCCCCGACATTGCTAAGACTTATATTAACCATGTTTTAACGCCATATCTTATCGACAAATCCAATAAGATCGGCACTGTTTTTGGCCAGTTTGTTAAGCCTTCTGACTATGTAGACGAAATATTAAAAACTGTTAATCTTCCAGAGAATAAAGACCAGTGGAATACACTTATAAAAAATTATGGGATTGATCCAAACGCAGCGCTGACCGAAATTAAAAACACTTTAACAGATGCGTTAAGTCAGGATTCAACAACAGATATTAAAAAACGAATTGGGGATTTAATAACCGCTGGTAAAACACCAACACAAGCTGAGTTGGGTGTTGAATATATTCAAAAAACCACCCCAGCCAGTGGTACGGTAACTCCTGCTAGCGGTATTTATGCAGTTTTTAAAAATGCCGGGTTTAACGGTACGGAAAGTGACTTTTATTCTACATTTTTACCAGATGCTTCACAAGAAGATTTAAACGTTTTAAACGCAGCATATACTCCAGCAGGTAAGGCAACGCCACTGTTACCAACAATTACCGGCGGTGGCATGGAGCAAATTGCATCCATGGCACAACTCTTTGGTGATACAAGTATTCAAGAAGTACTTGGCACCGCAGGCGTTGCCGTACCATCAGGCAAGCCAAGTTTATTAGGTGGATTGTTGTCTGCATCAGGCGAAGATGTTGGCATTGGTGATCCTTTTGCAGATACATCAACACCATTTGCAACTGTTAGTGGAACTTCCAAAGCAGATAATAAAATCGGTATTAGCAATCCGTTTGATACCGTTGGCATTACTGATCCATTTGCTGATGAGTCAGATCCTTTTGCGAGTAGTAATCCGTTCTCAAGTATTGGATCTAGCTCAAGTGTAGGTACTCCTAAAATAAAGACAAACGTAAATGTTTTTACCCAGGGATTTTCTTCAAGTAAGAATAGTTCCATTGGGTCTTTATTTGATAGCTTTGGTGGTTCATTTGGCTTCTAATGGCAGAACAACATAAAAAAGCAGCTAGTGCGGCGCATCGCTACCAGAAAGATAAGATGGCGTGCAATAAACCGCAAAAAGCCCCCCCTGGCGACACACATAAATGGGTTGTTAAAAGCTGTTATGACGGAGAAGAGAAAATTGTAAGGTACGGTCGTCGTGGGTATGAAGACTACACCCAGCATCACGACAAAGATCGACGTGCTAACTTCAGGGCGCGAATGGGATGCGACAAGCCCATGGATAAGAATACGCCCAAGTACTGGGCATGTTCACGACTCTGGTAATTTGTGGTAATCTGCGTACGGAGTTCATTCAACCATCATGGCCAAACCCAAGTCAACTACATCCATCAAAATTGAGTCCAAGCCCAAGCGCACTAAACAAGGGGATGGTAAACATTCCAAGCCCAACCATGGCCGTAAGCTTAGCCGTGGTCAAGGCTAACATTTAATTTAAATTTATGTATACAATGGGAGTACTTATTGTGCTCCCATGTTTTACTTTATATCTGCGATAGACATTATCCGTAAATATGAAGGTTTTAATGAAAGCGCATACCCAGATCCATCCACAGGAGGAATGCCTTTTACCCTTGGATATGGGACACAGTTTTATCCGGATGGCTCACCCGTAAAGTCGGGCCAGTATTGCACCAAGGAAAAAGCCTTGGAATACCTAAAGCATGAGATTAATTGTATTGAAGATGACCTAGACGACCTTCATTTGCATATTGATAACTCAATGCGTCAAGCGTTGGTTTCTTTTATTCATTCCATTGGCTGGAAACCTTTTCTATACAGTTCAATCATTGATCAGATTGAACAAGAAAACTGGGTAAGCGTCACAGAAGAAATCAAATGCTGGATCTTTGACCAAGATCGCATCGTTGTTGGCAACCTTTTGGAACGCCGCAGGGAAGAAGCTCGTCTATTCCTAAGTCATATTGACGTTGGACTTGGTAAGGCAGGTGAGATTCTTCTTGCTGCATTCAGAAATTATTCTGCTGCCCCTCACGAAATCCAGGCAATCAAAAAGCTAGAAGAAGGAATCAACCCTTATTTACTGGCAGAATTTGCAAATGCCTTCAAAATTAAACAGGCCGATTGGATTGATCACGACGAAGATGAATTCGATTTGGACTATAGTCTTAGAATATTGTCAGCAAAGCCATGAAGAATGCAATGGATAGGTCAGTCGAGCCACGGGAATTTGAACTTCCGTTAGAACTGCAGTTCTCCATGCGCAAGGCTGAGCTTGCTGCCCAAGAAATGACCTGGGACGAACTGCAAGCAGCACTTTTGAATTTGTACCATCAACGCTTGATGGAATGGCAAGCAGTCAAAGAAATTCTTGCGGGTGAAAATATTGAGTTATCTTTTGACATTCCAACAGATTTGGAATTAGAAGAGCTTGCCGCCGCCTGTATTTATGACGAAGACGACGGCGATGATGACGATGAGCTTCAACCGTTTTGATTAGCTTCGTCAAATTGAATAAGACGGTCTAAGTACCAACCGCATTTTTTTAATGATTCAAGACCGCCCTTATGGCGCTCACGCCACAAATATTTGACGCAGTTTCCTTTCAGATAACCACGATATTCTTCTGCGGTTAACTGCGCTTCAATTGCTTCAATACATTCAATTGCGCCATCCACATAATGAGATGGATGGTTAATTGTCTCTGGCTGCAATTCAGGTCGTGTTGGTGTCGTTGCCCATGGGACAGGGCAAACACCATCTTTACATTCCACTAGGGAATACAAATCCCCTTCTTCGGTACTATCTACAGTGATACCAAGAGTTTTTGGCCCATTGGTAGCGTCCCCGGATACTTGTACGCTTCCTCCACTGACGGGATGAAACCAGTCACCCCGGGGCGATTCCCCTCCAGTGCCAGATTCACCCTTGGCTTGTCGTCCTGACATAACGTAAGACCACGATTATATTGGTCGTACAATGCTACATCATGATTATGAGTTGCGAGCGGTGTGCCGAAATCACAACAACAGGCCATCCGCTTTAATAATTCATCATCTGAAGTAATGAATTTTTGCAGAAAATCATCAGGATCTTGACGACCCTCTAATTGTTCTGCGTCATTTTTATAAGCATACATAGTAGCAGTGCCACTAAATTCCCTCGATTACAATATTATCATGGAAAGATTTTACGACCCAAGGAAGGGACAGGAGTCATCTCCAATCCCATCTAATTATGACCCGACTGTAGATGCCGGGTCATCTGGTGGCGACACAAGTGATTTAAACCCTGGGCGGGCGTACACCACAGATACTAGACATTTTGATTCAGAAGAAAGGTCTATTGCAGACAAAGCAAACACCGGCAATGTCAAGGAAGGATCAAAAGTTAATAAGTATTTAGCAGCGGCCAGGAGCGCTGGCAAGTTCAAACAACAAACAATGATTGACGAGCCGCAAATTCGTGGTCGTACTCCAAGAACTGAAGCAAATCTCAAAGGAACCAACGTTCCCACCCTTGGTGACAGGATTGGAACTGGCGGCAGCACTAACTACGCCACAAAACCAGGGCGCATGGCTGGTAGGTTTGTAGGTTTCTAATAATCAATGTAATTGGATTCTTCTAAATCCAATACATGATCAAGCTCATCAAAAATCCCCTGGAGAACATTAAGAACCCATTGGATATTGTCAGAGCTGTAACCTCCCAGCTGCGTAGCCAGCTCTTCGTTTTCCAATAACATCACAGATCGATACAAAATATCAACAATGTTTAGGCGTTGCTCAATATCATGTGGGTCCGTCATATTTATGCCTTGCTGTAAACAACTTCTTGAAGTTGATTTTGATACTTACCCTTGCGATCTTGGTAGCTAACCTCGCAGGGATTACCACGGAAAAACAATAACTGCGTTACACCCTCATTGGCATAAATACGGTTAAACAAACCGGTACAATTGCTGATTTCTAATGTTAAATAACCTTCCCACATTGCCTCTGCCGGAGTAATATTTACCATGATCCCAGAACGGGCATAAGTACTCTTGCCGACCGCAACAACGGTTACATCCCTTGGTAGCTTAAGGCGTTCTTCTGCTACACCCAAGCAATAACCGTAGGGTGGCAACATGAAATAAGACCCTTTCTCATCTTCTAAAAGTTCAGATGGAGCCAAGATCTGTTCATCAAAATCCTTGGTGTCGCATTCACCGGATTGAATACGACTAAAAACCAAGCATTGCTTGGGGGATAAGCGAATGTCGTACCCATAAGAACTTAAGCCATAACTGAGGATTTTCCTTCCATTTTCCTCACTAACCAAATGATCCTGGAAGGGGGAAATCATACCCTCTTCAAGGGCAAGCTGCTTGATTTCCGCGTCACTCAAGATTGACATAAGCCTTTTCAATCGTCTTTTAGTATACCGAACTCAGTAAAGGATGCGGCCCTTTTCGCTGTAAAT